CCAGGTCCCCACCTCGCATCACCCACCTTGTACTGAGTAGCTGCCCTTCGTTTCGGCGGTGAATAGTCGAATGGGTTACAGTCTGAAAACGTGCTTGCTGTTCGGGTCTGTTGTTGGGGCTGCGGCTTATGTCGCTACGCCTCTGGTTAGGCGGGTCATACTGCCTATTGTCAAGGAGGCCATTGAGGATGCGTACACTTCATTGCATGTCGCATATAATGGGTTCTGTGCCAAGAGGGAAGTTAGAGGCAACGTCAGGAGTGCTTTAAAAGGAGCCAGCCACAAATTCAAAGGGCTTCTTTCTCACTTAGCAAACGATTGTGATGACGAAACTGTGATTGAATTGATCCAGAATCGTTGCTTCACAGCAGCCTCAGTCAAGTTGGCTGTAGCTGCCCGGGTTGCTTTGAAATTCCCAAAAAAAAATCTGCCGCAAATATGATTGTTGTGGCAGATTGGCTTAACAAGAATGCCCCTGATTCCATGGGTGCTACCCAAAGATCCCGAATTTTCCCCCTTGCCATCCAACTTGCCTTTGTTAAGTCGAAGGATGAGATTCAAGCATCACTAATGGGTGAATGGCTGAATAGCCAATGTGATGTGGCAAAGTAGTGGTGCCGCGCGACGGTTGAAGGTTCAGAGGCAGTTGTTAAACTTGCCCATGATAATTTGACAGTGTTGAGTCGTGTCGGATTAATTAAAACAAGACAAGCGTACGGTGTCTTTTCAGACGCCGTTGTAAATAACGTTTTCTTCTATAACAATAGTGTGAGTGTTGCCTTGCGTGCACTCACCGAAAGATTGTACTTTGTTAAGAGCAAGGATGGGTTTGTCCCTTGCCCTAAACCTACAGCATCATTTTCCACCCTTTCCCCGATTCTGAAGAGATTACGGAGGCTCATGCCCGACTTGCCACCTGTCTGGACCACTGAAGAGTTTGTCCAGTCTTACACAGGTTTTAAGCGCAAAAGGTATGAGGCTGCCGCATCCAACTTAGCACAGCGAGGGCTGAGAAGGACGGATGGATATTTGAAAACTTTCATCAAGGCCGAGCTGTATGATGGTACAAAGAAAAGTGACCCATGTCCAAGAATTATTCAACCGCGAACTCCCGAGTACAACATTGCAGTTGGTGTGTACTTGCGACCTATGGAGAAGCTTGTCTACAAAGCACTAGACAGGCTATTTGGGCACCACGTGGTCCTTAAGTGTGACAACATGTGGAAGAGAGCAGAAACAATACACGAGTATTGGAACGAATTCAAGAATCCGGCCTTCGTCGGCCTCGATGCCAGCAGGTTTGATCAGCACACGTCGAAGGAAGCTTTGGAGTTTGAGCATTCATTTTATAAGATGATGCATAGAGACCCAGCTTTCGCGGAGATGTTGAGTTGGCAGTGCAACCAAGTCGGCTTTGCGAACATGTGCGATGGGGTTATCAAGTATAAGGTTGATGGATGCAGAGCTTCAGGGGACATGAACACCGCTTTGGGTAATGTCCTCCTCATGTGCGTCATTACCTATAATTACCTGAAAGACCTAAAGTGCAAATGGAGGTTTATCAACGACGGAGATGATTGTGGCATTATGGTTGAGGCGGAAAATCTCGGTGAGCTGGATGGAATCCCGCTACATCACCTTCAATATGGGTATGAAATGGAGGTGGAAAAACCCGTGTTTAATATTGAAGATGTCGAGTTTTGCCAGTGCAAACCTGTTCAGCTGACAGCTGACCGGTATATGATGGTGAGGAATGTTCACAAGGCTATGCGCCATGATTGGATATCCTGCACTGCACGCAACTACGCCACGATGGAGGAGAATTTTGTGGCAACAGCGAGATGTGGGTTGGCTCTTTATGCCGACGTACCCGTGTTGTCTGACATGTACCTAGCCATGTCCAGGTTTCCTGTAAGGGAGAATGTGGTCCAACGAATTATGCAAGAGGAAAGCTCAGGCATTGGACGCACATGGCGCTTGTTCGCCTCAGAGCAGCGCCCTTTTCAAGTTGATGAAGCGCTAGCCCGGGCTTCTATGTGGAGGGCCTTTGGTCTTCTCCCTGATGAACAACTTGCTTTGGAAGAACATTTCCGGGCATTCAATCCCCATACAGTTACAGAAGCCTCTCTCTTATACAACGATTCAAAAGCTAGAACACAATACATAATTGACACATAATGGTTAATGTGCCAAATTCCCTCCTCAAGAAGTTGGAAGCAGCTGCACTCTCGCGGCGTCCTAGACGTAAGTCTAAGCGCAAGCAGAAACGCGCGGCCCAACCCAGACCTGCATTGGTCTTGAGTGCACCCCAGAACGCGCATGCTGCTGCTCTGCAGCGCCCCTTTGTGGCCGCCTTACCTCCTCCCTGCATTTATTCAGGTGAGGATGGCACCATTAACAGGTTCCATTTGGATGCCACAATTACCACGCTGGGCGCGTCTGCGTTCATTTTCCATCCCAACACTGGGTATGGATCTACGCTTAATGCCTCAAATTCCGCAACCATTATCACCCCCACCCTTGCGTCATCAGTGGCTCTAACGCCTGGGTACAACACTCTTTCGTCCGTCGCCAGTAAGGTACGGGCTATATCTTCAGCCATCAGGTTTACAATTCCCTCCTTATCACTAACAAATGTTGTTGGTGAGTTCTCTTGTGGAGTCATCAGTGCTGACACGGTTGGTACCATCACCACCATGGACCAGCTTTTCACACTTGGCCAAGGACGTAGCAATGTTACCCGTGATTTGCACGAGGTTCGTTGGTATCCTAATGCATATGACGCTCGCTATTCAGCCTTCGTCAATACTGGAATTGCCAGCACCGGGTCAGACTTGACAGACACCAATTGTGTCTTTGTGGTGGTTAGGGGTATTCCTCCCACCACTGTTGTCAATTTTCAGGTGGTTAACAACGTTGAGTGGACAGCTAAAGCCAACACAGGGCTGATGGTGTCTGGCTCAGCTAGTGTGGGCACCGACCATCAGCACACGGTATCCATTTTGCACAAACATACACCAGGATGGTTTCATACGGCGAAAGCAACCGGCGAGAGGTTGCTTGAGGACACTGTTGGAAGAGTCGGCAAGTTTGCCGAGAAAAGTGCCCCAAAATTGGTAGAGCGTGGTTTAGAAGGCTTAGCAGCCATGATGGGTTTGTAATGCGGTTAAGAATATTGTGTTGTTTGTTTGGTTTTGGAGATGATGCCAAAATAATCTCCCGGGAGGGATCCCGTATAAATTCAGGTAGGTCTACTATGGCCACAAGTGGGGAGGTACCGTTGGGGAACGGTTAACAAACCTCACCATGAGGCGGCGTAGTAA